TGAACAGGCCGGCGTGAAGGATATTCACGGTGCGGATGGGTATCTGCGGCAGCTCCAGCATGCGCTGCTCGAATGTGGCCACGGCATCAATGGCCTGCGGCGGCATGGCCGGGATGCTTGGGCTATGGGTACGAATTCCGGTCATGTCAGCCCCTTGAAGAAGACATGCGAGGCATCGCGATAGCCGACGCCGGGCAGCACCTGCGCCAGTTGGCCATCCAGTGGCGCGCTTGCCATCAGCCCGACTGCGCCAGCTTCACGGGCCAATCCCTCCGCCGCGCGCAACAGGCGCAAGCCAGCCCCGGTACTGCGATGCTCGCTGGCCACGAAGAAGGATTCGCTGACAGCCACGCAGCGCCCGAAGTGCGGCAGCACCGGCGTGAGCACCAGCATGAAGCCGATCAGCCGTCCATCGGCCAGGCGCGCGGACAGCGCATGCAGCAGGCCAGCCGATTCCATACCCAGATAGGTGGCGAACTGCGGATTGATAGGCCCGATCTCATGGTTTGCCGATTCCGCACCGTATTCAGCCAGCAGCACCGGAAGCTCTGGCGCGTCGATGATTTCTGCCAGGTGGCAGCGCTTGATCTCAATTCCCAAAGTAGGCCTCCAGTCCAACAGCGCAGCGGACGAAGCCGAAGCCCTCGTACAGCTTCGCCACGCATTCATCATCCACACCGGTAGATGCGCCGGCATATGCCCACGACGCGCCTACCAGGCGCGCCCACTCCTTGAAGCTGTTGACCAGCCTGGCGGCTGCCCGGCTTCCGCGATGCTCTGGACGCACGTAGAAGCTGATTTCCTCGACCACCAGGTCCGTGCTGCACCAGGCGAACTGCGCCACCGCAGCAATGGCACCCACGATCTCGCCGCCCCGCTCAGCCATCAGCACCAGGCCGCGCGGCGACTCGATCAAGGCAATCAGCATGGCCTCCACCTTGGTCTCGCTGTAATTCAGTCGGCTCCAGCGCGGGCTTTCTTCGTGCATAGCCCGGCCCATGGCCAGCAGCACCGGCATGTCATCAAGGGTTGCAGGTCTGATCATGGGTTCACCGTGAATTTGCGGATGATGGCCAGCACATGGAACGGAAGCGGCTCAGACTGCTCCAGCACGATGGGCGAATCACCGCGCTCCCAGCCGATCAGGCCCACGTTGTCCAGGCCGGAATAGGCGACCAGTGGCGCGTCCAATAGCTCGGCACCGAACTTGCGCTGCGTCAGCGCTATCCCGTTGATCGTGCCGCCAATGGTTTCATGAAGTAGCGCCGTGACCTGGTTCGTGTTCATGTTGTTGCCCTGGGCAGAACCGACGCCGGTCTGGATTTCGGGGCGCAGAGGGATGATCCGTGCGGTGTACGGCAGGCCGATCTGAACATTCTTCGCCGCGTTGGGCAGGTTGATCTTGCCGCCTGAGACCGTGAACCCGCCGGCGAATGTGCCATCGGCCAGCACATGCACCTCCTTGCCCTCCAGGTGATCCAGGCCGGTCCACTGGGTTTTCCCCGCCCCATCCGTGCCAACAATGGCTGAATCGGTCAGTAGCGAGCTATCGAAGCGTTCGATGTAGCGGCGAACAGCACCGTTGACAGTGCGCCGCACGCTCACCCACACCTCATCAATCCCGTTGTTCGGAATGCTGGCCACGGACTCGTAGGCTCCATCGGTGGACTGCGGGGACCAGGCAGTAACGCCCTCATCTCGGTCGATAGTCAGGGTTGCCAGCTGGCCGTCGCCGCGCACGCACCAGAGGCGTCCATCAGGTTCTTGCTGGTAGGCCATATCCACCACGCCGGACTGGGTGATGTGCTCGGCCAGCGTGGTGACGTTGGGCGATGGGAACGAGTCCGATGCGTAGTTGTAGGACATGGCACGCACCTTCTTGCCGGTGCGGGTGACGTAGAACAATTCCTCACCGATCTGTACCGGCTTGACCGTATTGCAGCCGTACCGCGTGCGCGGCTTTAGCTGGGGGTTGGTGGGCGTCAGCGGCTTTTCCACGCCGCCGGACGCCGTATATTCCCCGCCATAGGTCAGCATCAGCAGCACGCTGACGGCAGACATGCGGGTGATCGGGTTGATCTTGCCGGTGCTGGGGAGCGTGAACGCATAGGCATCGTCGTCCTCGGTGCCGGTGGTGAAGTCAAAGAAGAGACCGGTCTTGCTTCCCCACAGTGTCTGCGGATAGCTGGGCGATCCGGCCAATACCAGGCGCTGCTCGTAGAATTCGCCGGTGCGCGGATAGCCGTCGTATGGGTTCCAGGTTGCCCCCATCATCTTCCATGCGCCAGCCGGCGCAGCCACTATCGAATCCATGGCCTGAATGATCTTGGCGGTGACGCGGGCGGCATCAGTGAAGGCGATGATCTGCGCCAGGCCACCATTGACCGACACGAACTTGCCTACATCGGCGGCCACAAAGCCGTCCAGGCCAACCGTCAAAGTGATGTTTGCTCCAACCGGGTCTTTTGCGCTGGGGGTCAACGGTGCCTGGGGCGAATCACGCTGTATCCACTGGAAGGCCGCCAGGCTGGTGGAGGCGAATTCCGAGGTGATTGTGGCGGTCACCACCGACGGCGATACAAACGCCGTGATCAGCGCAGAGCCGCCGTCGGACGTGATGCGCCGTCCCACACAGCTGGTGGTGAAGGCTGCGCCCGATGCCGTAAAGGTACGGCCAGCACCCACCGTCTTGTTGCTGATAGTCATGGTCAGGTTGTACCGGTCCCCCACCTCATCGAATGGCAGCGTGGTGAACGGCGCATTGTTGATCGTCCAGATGGCAGCAGCCAGGCGGCGCAGGCTTTGCGGATAGATCTGCGGATGGAACAGCAGCATGGTGTCAGCGCCCTGCGTGTAGTCCAGCTCGCGCAGCATGTCCTCGGTGTAGGGCGTGGCCAGCTCAAAAGGAACCCCGCCGCTCATAATCTGGCCGCCGCCCTGGTTGTAGAACCGAACATACTGGTGGCCGAATTCCAGCATGTAGGCCTGGGTGGTGCTGAAGACGAACGGAATCATGCGGCAGAAGCGGTCCGGATACTTGGCCTGCGCTTGAATTCCGCTGCCGTAGCGACGGAATGCGCCACCATGGATCGTGACCAGGCAATTAAGCAGAGACAGCGCGCCATTCTGGTAGCGGCTGATATCGACTCGACCGAAGCACTTGGGCGTGATCTCGCCGGACGTGAAATTGGTTTGATTCAGATCTACGCGAGGCATGGGTGGCTCCTATCAGCTGAACCGCGATTCAACGAACGAGCCTTCCGCGAATTCCTCCGGAGGATCGTCCTGGCCGTCCACAGCCTTGGCCACCTTCATCATGCGGTCCAGTTCCGCAATCATGCTGTCGCGCAGGGTGGTGGAGGTGGTCACCGGATAGCACATCGCTGCCGCCATGGCCTGCTCCATCACGCCAACCAGATTGGAACTGTAGGTACCGGGGACCTCGTTGCGGAAGACGTACACCAGCGGCAGCGCAGTGACGTTGGCCAGAATGCGCGTCCCCTCGGTGCGGAATGGAATCGTGCAACCCTCGCGGCCCACCTGCACGGTGCGCAGCCAATCGGCGGGCAGCTCAAACTGGGCCTGGAAGTCGAAGGCCGGTGCCTCGGTCAGCGGTGACAGCAGCACCCGGCGCAGAGCGCACTTCCAGGGGTGCGAGCGCAGCACCGAATCGCGCACCGAGGGAAACAGATTGGCCGCCAGCGTGACCTGGTCGCGCTTCTCGGAGAAATCGCTGAACGACTTGCCGCCCAGCTTCAGCAGCGCATTGGAGCAGATGGAGACAGGAGTAGCGTTTGACATGATCCACCATGAAAAAAACCGGGAGCAAGCGCCCCCGGTTTGGAACCCGCACGGGGCGGGCAACACACGACTAGAAATCAGTCGTTCACGTATTCGATTTCAAACTTCAGCGGCTGGTTGGCAGCCAGCACAGCACCGGCCACGGTGGCGTACACATCCACCTCTTCGGTGGTGATGTATTCCAGGCCGCTGGCGATCAGCGCACCGTTGTTAGCCGACTTCTGGCCAGCTGCGGCAACGTCGATGCCCGAGGCGATGGCAGTTGCGCTGGCGACCACCTGCGTGGCAGTGGAGCGCGTGCCGATGCTCAGGGTGCAAGACGCGGTGCCAGCTGCGCAGCTCACCAGGTTGTTACCGGTGAAGCGGCTACCGGCGGGGACGCGACCAATGAAGATCGTGTCACCGATGGCCAGCTGGGCGTAGGTAGTCGGCATCTTCGATGCCAGGATGCGCTTGCGACCGAACGACTCATGCGGCAGCAGCTTGGGGGTGCGGTTCACGATCTTCGCGCCCTGGGTGGTATTGACTTCAGCCATGGAAGGCTCCTTTCAGATGATCAATGAAGTTGGGGCCAGGGCCGAATTAGACGAAGTCGATGGCGACGACGCCGTATTCCCAGACGCGCACAGCGCCCACGGAACCAGCCGCCGAGACCTGCATCGTGTCCTTCTTGTCGCCACGACGCTGGGCGCGGCCTTCGAAGAAGCCAGTGCCGAAGTGGATCGCGGACTTGGCCCAGGCCATGGTGCGCAGCACGCCGGCAGTGTTCTGGATCTTCTCGTAGGGAACCCAGTTGAAGCCCATCCACTTGCCGGAGATATTGCCTTCCTGGAGCATCTTGACCGCCATGAAGTCAGAGCTGGTCAGGGTGGTATCCGAAAGGATGTCTTCCAGCATGTCCGAGGTGAAGGCGATGCACAGCTCTTCCGGAATGTCGGCCTGCTCGTCGGCCTCGTTGGCGCGGAACAGCTTCTTAGCGGTGATCAGCTTGGCCTTGGTGAAGCCGGTACCACCGTTCAGGATGATCTGGCCGGACGGCAGCGGGATCAGGGTGCCGTCCTTGGCCTGGGCGTTGCCGATGCCCGCCGTGTAGATGATGTTGTCCTTGCGGCGATTCCACGCGGCATTGAGCGAGTCCATGTAGGAGCCGGTCGGGTTGGCCAGCACCTTGGGCTCGTCGGCGCGGTCCACCGGCAGCGCCTGGTAGAAGTCGCGCATCAGCGCCACGCGGGTGGTGTGATTGGCATCCGACCAGACGGTATCGCCGTGGCGGGTGGTGTTCTCGGGGGTATCGGCCAACACATCCAGGCGGTTCGCAGTGAACGACTCGCCGGTGATGTTGCCGCGATCCGTGACGCGCGGCTCGAAGCGTGCGCGGCGCTGTTGGGCCTGCAGGCGGATCGAGTTATCGAACTGCTGCACGAAGGCCTGGGTGATCGACTGGGGCATGTGAATCTCCAAAAAGGTGACTGAGAAATTCGCCTTTCAGGGTGTCCGGTCATCCGGGCCTGCCAAACGGTCGCCTTGCATGCACCGGCTACCGTGCGCAAGGAGGGTAATTTGCAGGGTGTCCGCGCACCACCACGGGCCTGTATCTGCCCGCAATGGTCGCGCTGGGTGGGGGTCGGTTTCCCGACTAAATGGAAGGGGTGTTACGCGGCGGCTTCGGTGCCGAATTTCTTCTGGTAGTAGCTGCGGACCTTCTCGCTGACGCGCGCATGGTCCTTGTGACCTGGGTTGGTATAGGCCTCGGAGTTCATCAGCGTCTCGATCTCATCCCCCGACATGATGTTGCCCTCGTTGTTCGGGTTCTTGTCTTCGGCCAGCTCCGGCCCCAGGACGGCCATCAACTGCAAGAACTGCGGATTGTTGCCCAGCGGCCCGGACATGATCTGCTGCACGTCGATGCCGGCCTTGCCAGCCAGAGCCGTGGTGGCGCTGAAAGCCATGCCGACATTGCGGTTGAACGTGGCCGGAGTCGCCCAGGCCTTTTCCAGTTCGGCCTTGCAGGCATTGGCATCGATGATGCCGGCAGCGGCCACCAGTTGCGGGGCCATTTCGAAGTAGCGATCCATCACCAGGTCCAGCTGCTTCTGGGTCATGCCCGCCTCGAAGGCCTTGGCGCGGAAGTCCTGGAAGCCTTGATCTTCTTCGGGCTTGAACGCGTCCTTGAATGCTTCCGGGACCGTGACCGCATATTCCTCCGCAGTCTTCGGGCGCACGTCACCAGAGCCGATGCGCTTTTCTGCATGGCCATAGGCTTCGGCCAGCTTGCGACTGGATGCTTCCAGGTCCAGGGTGCCGTCGTCCTTCTTGACCTGATACTTTTCAGGAATGAAAGGCTGATCGCCTTCTGCTGCGCCTCCATTGGCACCAGTGGCCAAGACGCTGGCGGCAGCTGCTGCGCCTGCGTCACCAGTACCACCTTCACCTCCAGCCCCTGCGCCAGCAGCTGCGCCACCATCCGCTGCACCTGCTGCCGCGCCGCCGCCTGCGCCGGAACCGCCACCGTCACCTGCTTCTTGCATGAGGACATACCAGAGCCTCCGTTTAATTTGCATTTCGTTCTCCTATCGATGTGGGAATGCCGCTTATGCGGCGGGGTTGTTGTCGTCTGACTCGGGCAGGCCATTGGCGCGATTGATCTGGGCCACGATGAACTCCACCACGCGGCGCGAGCCATCACGGTGGTAGGTCTGCAGGATCGCGTCGATGCCTCCTTGAACCACGGCGGGCCGGGCAAAAACTTGCGTTAGCTGTTCCAAGATGGCCGCGCCGACTTTGTGATCTTCGAAGATCTGCCGGTAATCGGCGGGCGTGGGCTCGTAGGGTTCTCTCATTTGGCGGCCTGCTGCATGGCAATTGGAACGGTCTTCTGGGCCAGCTCATGCTGCTGTTGCTGCTGCTGGGCCTGCTGTTGCGCCTGGGCGCGCTGCTCGCGCAGCTGGGAGACGGCTTCCGGCGAGCGGGATATCGATGCTGGAGCACCCCGCCCTTCCATGATCTGGCGGGCTGCCGCGTCCATGTCCACGGTGTCCAGCACAGTGGGATCAACGGCGGCCATCTGGCTGATCGAGACGATGGACGACTCGATAGCTCCGACCTCTTCCAGCTTCTGGCTCTTGGCCATGGGTGAGTTGAAGACCACCGTGATGGTGCGTTGTGCCAGCGACTGCGGCGGGCGACCGAGAACGCCAGCACGCAGGGCCAGGCCGAAGCAGCGGGCCACCATCGGGCCGTACCACTCGGGCTGTAGGCGACCGAATACCGGCCCCAGCACCTGGCGGATCTGTTGCACGCGCAGCTGAAATTCCGTTGCAGAGCGCACCGGGCTGTCGATGGGCGGCAACTGGTCGGCCATCAGAATCTTGCGGATCGAGGCCTGCAGCGCTTCCTTCTTGGTGAACGACAGATTGAAGTTCGCGCCGGAGCTGAGCGGCTTCATGCTGTCCACCGAGTTGGCTACGATGATCTTGCGCGGGCCAATCTTGACGGTGCGCGGGTTGAGCACGCCGTCGTCCTCGGCAATCCACATGCCCGAGATCGCCACGTCGGCGTTCATGTCTTCCAGGTACACCAGGCGGTTGAGCTGCTTCACGTCCGGCATGGCCCGGAACATCGGGCCGACCGCATACACAGTGCCGGGCAGCTTGGAGTAGCGCGGAGCCCAGAAGGGGCATTCATGGAATCCCGACTCCAACACCACCTCCTTGCAGTCCAGGTCCACGTGGATGGACGTGAACGGCAGATTCTTGGCCAGGATGCCGGCGGCCTCTGCACTGCTGCGCGGGTAGATCGACCAGACGAACTTAAATTTCTCGTCGGGCTTGCCATCCTCCATGCACTTGCGGATTTTCTCGCTGACCTTTGCTTCACCGAACTTGTTGAACGCTTGCTCGGCGGTCAGCTGGTACTCATGCACCAGGATGTCCGGCACGCCGCCGGGCTTCGATGCACCGATGAAGCTGGAGGACATGGGCAGCAGCTGGAAGTGATAGCCACCCTCTTCCGGCGAGTCACAGAACATGACGAACCAGCCAGCCGCCACCATGTCCAGGCATGCGTCGATGCCCTCGGAATCGTAGTTGGAGGCGTGGATGTTGTGCCAGATCAGCTGCGCGGCAGCGTCCAGCCACCGCTTTTCCTCGTCGGTGTCGTTACCCGTGGACAGGCCCACCCAGCGCGAATTGCTGGGCGTTCCACCGGTCATGATCGAGGCGGCCAGGATCTGGCCCGAGTCGGTGGCCGTGGAGTCGAACAGGCGGGCGCGCTTCGATGCCAGAGCAGCGCCGTCGCTCTGCTCGTTGTAGAAGCCGTCGCCGCGCTCCGGGAAAGAATAGTCATAGCCATCCTTCCAGTTCTGCTCGTACATGGTGCGCAGAGACCGCATGGCCTCTCTGCGCCGGATGATGGCTGATGCGCGATCCATAGCTTAGAAAGCCCCCAGTTTGTCCTTGCCGGACGCGAGAATGGACGAGCCGCTCATGGTGCTGGAGCCCGTGGAACTGCTGCCACTCGTTGCGCTGCCTGCGCCGCTGGCCAGGACCGTCTGCGCCTGGCGCGTCTTGTAGTTCGCCGCGAGCTTCGCATTGCTGGCCTTGCGCGCCTCATCGGCGGCAGCCTGGCGCTCTGCTGCGGGATCCACGGTTGGTGCCGGGGAACCACCCCCTCCGCCGCCGCACATGATCAGCCCTTCTCGTGCTGGGTTATCTTCTCTGGGACCAGCCAGCCGTCGCCGCGCTCGATGGGGCTCTGCAGCGGGGACACGTCCACCTTACTGGAATGCAGGTGCTTG